ACCCACCGTGTAGTCCTCCTGCTGCCACGAGGTACATGGTACCAGCTAGGACTTTGATAATAGCGTAGCCTGTCTCGTCTGTACCCCTACCTGAGGGGTCTATAGACATCACACAGCCTGTATATTCGGTCATCTCATCAGAGTGCCACATGGGTCTGTGGTATCTATCTCCAGTCAGAGCTACGTTGGGGAGGTCATTGACCACTAATTCAGGTGCTGCTGCCCAGGCTAACTTCCCATGAGCCATCTCAGGGTTCAAGTTCATGACAATCAGGTCTTGTACCTTAAGGGGGTACCTATCGGCATCACTGAGGGACGTATCCAGCATGAACTGTAGGGCAAAACCTGCTCTACCGTAGGATGCCTTACGTTCCATCAGATCCTCCTCACCAAACCGTAGGGGGTCTGTGGGTCTATTCTGGAGGTCTGGGTTCTCCTCTAGTGCTTTGGTTAGCTTAGGGGCTAGCTTACCTTGGTAGCTGGGTACTTTAGTTATCTCGGGGTACAGTGCTGACCATATCCTTGTCTCATATCCCCGTTCACTCAGGGCATTGTACAGGGACATCTCTAGCTGAGGGGTACCTAGGTAGATGATCTTAGAACTATCCAGTGGTTTCAAGATAGAGTCAAACTCCTTGACCAACTCAGAGAGCTTGTCTCGCATCATCTGGGTGGCAGAGTTACCTGGTGTCTCGATGTCATCAGCAACAATGATGTCTGCACGGCTACCCGTAAGTTGTCCTGTGATACCCACGGACTTCACTGAGGGGGAGTGGTCAGCAAGGGCTAGTCCCACATCAAAGGCAACTACAGAGTCCCTTTGACCCTCTTTAGGTCTCAGGTGGTGCAGTATCTCCATCTCATTGATCAACCGTTTGACAAACGTGGAGAAGGCATCAGCTCGTTCCTTGGATGCAGAGACAACCAAGATCTTCTTCTGGGGGTCATTAAGGAGCACCCAGATCACATAGGCTGAGGTCAGGAAGGATTTCCCTACACCTCGGAAGGCTTGGATAATAGATCGCTTAGGGGAGTTCTGGAGGTATGTACAAATATCCAGTTGTACTGGGGTTGGCTGGGGTAAGTTCAGGTGCTTCCACACGAGGTAGGCAAACACCCTGAAGTCAGTTAATACTCTATTTTCGTTACTCATACTTCTGTGGGTACCTTTACACAGGTACCTTGTACCATAGCACCCTGTCGCTTCATCTGCTCAAACACCACTATTGCTGCCTCAGCACACTTAGGTTCACTTGTATAGGTCTCTGGAGATGCCCAGAAGTAACACTCTTGACCTAAGCAAAAGAAGGCTACTGCCATAAACTTGGTTAGCATAATAAGCTCCACAATTAGGGATGCCTCTAGGAGGCTCTAAAACAGCCTGTAGGACGTTTTTAAGGGTCGGGGTATAGCAACCCCTAGGTGACCCCTAAAAAACGCTTGTAGAGCCTTTAAATGGCTTTACGGATAGGCAATACGTTATCGTCATCATCGAAGACTGGGAGATCAGCTAGGCGAGACAGGGGGGAACCCTGGGCTGCTACAGCTTCAATCTTGTTATCCTTGAGGAATTGACGGGCTACGTTGAGGATAGCCGCAGGGGGAGCTGTGGGATTACCCTCTTCATCTAGGTAGACTCGACCAATAGCCTCACTGAGGATATTAGCGAGTTGCCCATGGAGTTCTCCTAGGGCTTTTTCATTAGCTTTGCTCATAGTTTCTCTCTGTTAACTCCCTTGGATTTCTCTACGGTACGCATGGCACCAAGACCGAGGAGTGATAGAACTAGGGTCATGAGTTCCCCAACATCTACCAGTCTGGGTAGGATGATTTCGGGGTCTATGACGGTGGCAATAAGACCAGCAAAGGGGAACATGAGGAAGTGGTAACCCAGACCTACGGCACAGACCCAGCCTATTGCAGGTCGCCAACCAGCCACAAAGACAGAGGCGTGTTTAGCCTCCTCAATGTTGGTCATTGCCTGGAGAATGTGGGGTTGCTGTAGGACTTTCTCTAGTTCAATCTTGGCTTTAGCCTTCTCCTCATCAGAGGTGAAGAGGGCATCAAGCCCTCCCAAGATTCCCTCTGCCAGACCTTTGGTTGCGTCTGACAAGATATTCATTTGTTATCCTTGTAGTAGCCTAACGGTGAACCAAAGGATAACTCCAGCTATCCCAAAGAGGAATATGAGGAGTGTCCAAAGGGCACCTTGGTAAAGGATGTTCTTTAGGCGTTGTTTCTGTTTGGCTATGGCTTTTCTTCTGGAGAGAGTAATGTCCCTCCGCATCTGTATCATTTCTCGATACGCCTCGATGCCATAGCTGTAGACAATGAGTTCTCTAAGCTCACGCTCTTGATTCTCAAGTTGCTTTCGGTGAACTAGGAGGTTGAGTGCTTCCTGCTCGACTGAACCAGCAAACAGTAGTTTCTTGAATAATGGGGGATTGGATACAGACTGCTCGTGCTGTCGGAACTGACTCAAACAGTCGAACCATTGACCCAACTGTTTGGTCATCCCCTCTAATTCTTTACCAGTCTGTATGCCTTTCTTAATGAAATTATAGGCAGCCGTAGCAGTCGCTATGACTGTTACTGGATCCATTATTTACCAGCTTTAAGCTGTCCGTACATTAACCCTATAGCTGTGATTAGACCACCGACCCAAAGTAGCGGCTTGGCTACCTTGGCAATCCACCCGAGGACTGTGAACGCACCATCGACTGCTTGGAACGCAGCGACCATTGTTCTAGTCTCGGTATGGACTTCATCGACTTTCCTTTCAACAGCTACAAGGCGGTCTAAGATTTCCTTGTGGCTGACTTCTTCCATTGGTTACACCTTTGGATACTTAGCTTTAACCGCAAGGCAAGCCGCAATGTACGCATCAATCTGCGCTTGGTCACCCTTTACGACACCATCGAGGTAGTCGGTGATTGGGGGGTATTCAGAGGCTCGTTGCTCTTTGTATGCGTTAGCGGCTACTAAGGCTTCAGCGGCAGATAGGTCATAGGATACAACTTGCTCGTTTGCGTCATAGGCAACATCACCACGAATTGTTACGATAGATGGGTTTAGTTGAAAAATTGCTTGAGTTAAGTTCATCCTGCAATCTCCATAACAGTTAACGTTGACCAGCCATTCTCACCACACATATACATAAAGTCTCCCGCCACTTTTTTAAATTGAACTTTATAATTGACGGGGTTTGTTGTATTGGGGGCGTCTAATACTGTCATTGCAATAGAACCAGCGCTATATACACCGCTATTGCCATAGTCGTAATTACGCATCGACTGCGTTACTACAGTAATTGCGGAATCTCTAAAAACTCTAAAATTAGCGTGGGTATTCAAACCGTTAACACCTATTCCCGCCTCAAGATGCGCCATTACTAAAATCTTACTTGAAGCACTACTTGGCGTAATGTTTAAACTTAATCCCGTGGCGTCAACGTAAGATGTAGAGCTTGTTGCTTGTCCAGTTGTAGCGTTAACTTGCACCACCTGCAACACACTACCCGCTGGCAACCGTGCAGTTCCCAAAGTCCCCGTAGTCAGCGCACTCGCATCATTGCTAGGCGGGACGTTGCCCAATGAGGACACTTCTACGTCACCGCCTGAGTCAACAATAAGACGCGCAAGGTTTCTTGCGTTACTCATTTCAGTTCCTCCACAATAGTTGTTAACGCCGCAACATCAGCCGCAGTGTCAATGCTTGACTGAATCGTGGCGTATTTATCGCGGATGGTTTGTCTTTGTGTTTCCACAGCCGATACATCCGTGACGGGAATCTGCTTCATGATGACTTCATCAAGAGGTGCAAACTCCTCGGCACGTTTTGCTCGGCGAAATGAGTGAGCAAGCCGCTTTGCTTTATCCATATTGACAGTAATCATACCTGCTCCTTGGCTGGGAATTCGTTTGACTCTGATCCGACACCATCAGTCAGTTGCGTTTCATCGACTTCCCATGCGTCGTAGAACCTCAAGTCTTGCGGCAATTCAGACTCATTAATGATCTTGTATGGCTTGCTAGCAGGGACATCTTTTTGCGCGATTGCTTCAATCCCATACGCATCAAGCGCCCACTGAGATGGAGTAATAACCGCAATAGCCCCATTGTCTTGTTTGTAGATGATTTTTTTCATAGATGAACCGTTGCAGTGAATAAGGCGTCATGGAAATACAAGGTGTTGTTGTAGTAATAACCACACCGTATGTAGGCGTTGCTGTTAGACAGGCTTAGGATTTGAAACACAGTGTTTGCAGAGCCAGGTGACGATGCGCTACCGACAATGGAGTAACCCGCTGGCAGTGCTGTTGCAAAGTTTATGTAGAACAGTCCAGTTCCAAGGGTCGTAACAGAAGATACGTTGCCAGAACCATCTATTGTTGTTACAGTCGCTCTTAGCCATGCGCGGCAACCAAAATCTTTGTAGACGGAGCCAGTTACTGCTGATTTCGTATAGAGTTGCCCTGACTGATCAACCCTTAAACCCTCTGCAAATGAGCTGGTATAAACACGCAAAGAGTAATCTACATCCGCGCCTAGATAGCCATGCCCTTGGGATGACCCTGTTCGCTCTAGTCTAAGTTGTGCGTTTGTGCTTGCCCCTTTTACGGTAACTGCTCCGTTAGACGCTTCAACAATCAACTGCCCAGTCATCGTATCGCCACTCTTGGCAACCCGACTAGACAAGTCCACAGCACCAATCAACGCATCCGTCTGAGCCTTGCTATAAGTATCAGCAACCAAGAAGTTACCAAAGGCGTCCACAACCAACTCATCACCAGCGGTAGCCGCAGAGACAAGCGTAATGTTCACACCATCGGTAGCCGTATAGTCGTCATCAGGACGCAAACGAACACCGTTGAGGGTGACCATCAAGGCAGGAGCTGTGTAGCTCAGAGTCTGACCATTAGCATCAGAGCCTGTGAAGACCGTCTGACCGCCTGTGGCTACAAACTCAAAGGTAGCTAGGGTAGCTACAGACGCACTTGAAGCCGCAATCCAGCCTGACGATGTGTAAATCTTCATCACACCATCGGTAGTGTTGAAGTACAGCGCACCAACAATCAGGGCGTTACCATCATTATCGAGGGCAGGGTCAGATGCTTTAGCACCGAGGTAGCGGTCATCAAAGTTATCAAGCAAAGCCGCCGCAGTAGCTGCACTTGAGGCGGCTGAGACTGCACTAGCACCAGCATTAGCTTCACTCACAGAGGCAGCGTTCTTGCTAGCCAGGGCGTTAGTCTCACTGGTAGCTGCATTAGCCGCTGAAGTAGCTGCCGCAGTTGCACTATTAGAGGCATTAGTAGCCTGAGTAGTGGCAATACCCGCCTGAGTGGTGGCTGTAGTAGCCCCACCTTGGGCTGTACTTGCGGATGTACTTGCAGAGGAAGCTGAAGATGCCGCTTGAGAGGCTGAAGTAGCCGCAGCAGTGGCTGAGTTAGCCGCTGAAGTAGCACTATTTGCACTATTCGTAGCAGAAGTTGCAGAGTTTGAGGCACTATTTGCCGCATTAGTCGCACTATTAGCTGCCGCCGTAGCAGAAGCTGAAGCCTCACCAGCCTTGGTGGTAGAAATACCAGCCTGAGTAGTTGCTGTAGAAGCAGAAGAGGCGGCTGAGGTAGCTGAACCAGCAGAAGCTGTAGCTGAGGTTGCCGAATTAGTGGCAGACGTAGCTGAAGCAGAGGCAGAAGCTGATGCTTCACTTGCCTTAGTGGTCGCTGTAGACGCACTATTGGATGCTGAGGTAGCTGAGTTAGACGCTGAGGTAGCTGAAGAAGCCGCATTGGTGGCTTGAGTGATAGCACTAGCCAATTGAGAGGACATACCAGTCTCTGCCCAATCCTTGTTGACTGCATCGTTTGCATCAACAGGATCTGCCACATTAGCAATACGGCGAGACTGTGCTTGCCAGACACCTAGAGAATCCAAGGTGATTGACGCATCAACCAAGTCCTTAGCTTCCTGAGCTGTGTAAAGGTTAAACCGAGCGAGAAGATCTAGATCCACCTCTCGCAACACTGAGCCATCCGAAAAGTCAACTGGAGGGTTATCTTTTGGAGTCTCACGGCGAACCTCAATAATAGACCCAGTAGCAGGTGCAGGTGAGATCACCACTGTGCTACTGTTCAAGAACGTATAGCTAGTCAGAACTGTATCAACTCGTACCTTAATATCACCAGCATTGAGATATGGGAACGAGAAGGCAAAGTTCGTTGTAGCACCGTCCCCATTATATTGGACGTAACTATAAGCCACTTATATTTCTCCGATAAGAAAACCCCCAGATTGACTGGGGGCTGTAAGTTCATCTTGGGATGTCAAATAATCCCGCCTTAGATTTGATCTTTTTGAGTTCTTCACTGACCATGCGATCAATAATCTTCTGTTCACCAACCATCATTTGCTGGAAAGCTACTTCCTGAAGATTGTTTATTTCCTTACGTAAAATGTCTACGCGAAGCCATTTGTGCTTGGCTGTACCATCAGGTAAGTCCGCAGCCATAATTGGGTACAAAATTTCAGCGGGGTTCAAGGCACGATAGTTCTGTTGCCAGACATCATACAGAGTCCGCTTACCGTCCGATGCAAGAATTGTCCGCAAGTCCATATTGCCCAACTCGGGGCGACTTACGGGGGGTTTCAATACTAGATCGACAACCTGTGACAGCCTGTCTATCTCTTTGAGAACAAACAGTTCTTTCTCAGACATACCCTTGGCACGTTCCTCAGGTGTAGACACTGAGAACACATTCCACATGGCTCCTGTATCGGAGTACTTGCGGATGTTTCCTAGGACATCATAGGAGTATGCAGTAAGGATATTTTCACTATCGTAGCCCACAGGTCGATAGAGACGCTCTTCCACCATCTGCCAGAAATCTCGTGGATCTTTGATGGTAGGATCGTTGGTTTTAGCAATCTTGTGGAGTGTGTTAGGAACCAACAGGAAGAGCTTATCTCCCAATAGTTTGACCCATGAAGCCTCCTCAGGGTCTGCTAGAGACTCTAAGAACTTGATGGAGTTATCCGCACCCTCTACTAGACCAGCATCTCGGATAGCCTGTGTGATAGCACCTGTGGCAATAGTGACCGCAGCGAGAACCTGTTCAGCCGCTTTCTTGTCCTCAAGTTCACCTTGGGAAACCCGAATGAGGTACCTATCGTACCGCTCTAAGGCGTTCACCATGATCTTCAATGGGGTAGCTACAGGGTCAAAGGAACGGTAGTTCCATGTATTCCCGTTACCCAGGTCAATGGTGTATGGCTCTTGTTTACCGCCATCACTACGTAGCTTACTTTGGCGATAGTCGCTATAAGCAAGGTCACCTGTGATGCGCCCCTGACCATACAGAGATACCACAGCGGCAATAGCCGCAAGGCTCACCATAGACTCAGCTTGAGCACGTACTTGGCGCATCCCACCGTTTACACCACGGAGGTCATTGAGAAACCCTGGGGCAATAAACTGTAACCCTGGGGTAATCCGAATACCCTCTTCAAATACTCGAAGGGGAGTACGGTAGAACAACTGACCAATTAGGAGCTTGATGGTAGGGAACTTACGCAGACCTTCATCCACGTACTGAGCACCTTTAGATGCCGCACTCTTTCCTGAGAATTGTCTCTTGTAGAGTACATCCTGTACGAACTCTACGGCTTCCTTGTCATTACCTTTACGCAATGCTGCGGGGTTACGCATAGCTTCCCGCTCAACGTAAGCAAAGAGTTCTTCCCCAGATAACCCGAGGTTCATCCCTTTGTTGATGATAGGGGTAACCAGCTCATCTCCCGTAGTGGGTTTGTAGGCAGCATCTAAAGCAGACTTAGTTGCCTTATCAATGAAGGCATCGAGCTTTGCACCCTTGAGACCCTTCTGGGCACCATCAATGGCAGCTTGAGCCGCAGCTTCACCAGCTATGTAGCTAGAGTAGGTAAGCTGTGCCAAGAACTCATCCGTAGCGTTCAATGCACGAGGGAAGAAGCGTAATACACCACCAACCTTACCTGGTAGCTGAAGGCTACTCTCGGTAATCTTGTTGACATCCCCAGTTAGGATAGAGGACTCATAGCGATAAGCCGCACGAGCGGCACTCAGAGCACCTTTAAAGTTAGACCGCATGGCACTATATGCCGCTGCTGTACGAACTCTCGTGGCTTTCTCTAGGGGGTTCGATAGGATACCTTTGAGTGCAGGAACGATTAACGTTTTGATACCTGAGGGTATCATGTTGATCATCAGGGTCTTAAAGCTGAACACGTTACTAATTGCCAACTCAGTTGCCTGACGTACAAACTTAGTAATTACACCTTGACCATCAGGCAGATCACCACCCACTACCTTACCCGTATGGGCAGATAGCTCACGGTTTTTCTGGACAGTCAATTTGACAGCAGCTTGAAGATCGCCCTTAGCCAATGCTTGGTTAATCTGGATGGTGTACTTTTGGGTTATCTGACGGGCAGTAAAGTTACTCCCCGCTTTAGCCACCATATCCGCAAAGATCTGTTGGGCTACCTCTTCAGTGACACCTTGTTCTGCCATGATCTTCTCAACGGTCAACCCTTCGAGTCCTAAGCCCTCTTGACGTTGCCGTAAGAGAGAACCAGAGAATGACCCAATGGCATCATCTGCCATGATAGCGGCATCACGAGCTTCCAGTGCGGCTAACTTCTCAGTTAACTTTTCATCTCCTGGTGCATCCTTGAGTTGCTTGATGACCTGAGCCATCTCAACCTTCACCTCTTGGGCGTGTTGCTGGATACCACGGGACAGGAGCTGTACTTGGTCAAACGTCCAAGATCCTGTACGTACTTGCTCCAGAGCAGTCACCAGTTCATCCGTGTTTAACACTCGGAGTTGATCTGAGATAACCTTAGCTTGGTCACCTTGCTCTGCTAAGTTAACAGGGGTGTTACGTACACCAGAGTTAACGTTAGGAACGTCTAGGTTGACGGGGGCTTTACCATCGAGGTTCGGAGGTGTGTCCTCAGGGAGGCGACCTTTCTGCCTACGAGCTTCTGCATCAGCGATCTCTTTAGCTGTGAGGTTATCCCCGAGCTTAGGGTTGGGGTCTTTTTGCCCATCATAAACTTTAGGGGGGATGACGGGGGTTTCCCCATCTACCTTAGCCGTAGCATCCATTGTGGGTTCGACTTTGGTATCCACCACAGGATCTGTCTTAGCTGTAGCATCAAGTGTTGGTTCTACTTTAGCAGTTGGGGCTTCCTTGGTGAGAACCTGCGTAATCTTGCTTACAGCAACATCCGCAGAGGTTCCAAGGACTACACCAGCCGTAGCCCCGATAGCTGTCTTTGTAGCCAACTCTGTGAGAGACAGTTCGCTTTTACGCCCAGCGGATACTTCAATCCCCTGACGTACTGTGTTATCAGCAGCGGAGACAATACCTGTTTCCAATCCTGCGACAACACCTGTTCGACCTAGACCCCTCTTTAAGAGTTCCTTGATACCAGCCTTACCAGATTGCTTGGCAACTTCTTTACCGACCAGACCTGCACCAATAGTGCTCAGACCTACGTAGGTGGTTGGATCGGTGGCAATACCTGAGATGAAACGCCCAGTCCCCTCCCATGACACATTGGTGTTGTCATAGGTATCCATGAGGAACAGGAAGGCTTCCTTATCAGTTTGATCTCCCCGCTCGACAATAGCGTTAGCGGTTACACCCATTGCCACCAGGTTGTAATTAAACATACCCATGGCATCCTTACCGTACTCTGCTGCTTCACTGTCAGTCCCTGAAAAGGGCTTTCTTTGAGTCAGCTCATAGAGACGCTTGGAGGCGGTAATCCAGTCAGGATCTGTGTTGAGTGATGCGGGGTCAATGTCAGTGCGTACCTTTGAAAAAGGTTTATAGACAGGAGCCGCAGGAGTAGCCCCCACGGTTGTAGTAGATGCCAAAGGGGTGCTTGTTTGGGCAGGGGCGGTTTGCTTTGCCCACTCTGGGACGTTGTTATCAACCCTAGCCCACTCTGGGACGTTGTTATCGACCCTAGCCCAATCTGGAATCTCATTAGCCATTAGGGTTCCCTTCCAAATTGCGTAATAAATGCTTCACGTGCTGCTGGATTATTCTTCGCGTAATTGATGTCTGCTTGGGTTGGCTTAGGATACTCTTTAGTCGGAGTTTTCGCAGGAGCCTCAGGTGCCGCATTGGTATTCAGGTTCTTAATGCTAGTAAGCTCTTGCAGTTGCTTCTCAGCACGTTCCGTAGCTTGATCAATAATCTCTTGCTTGGCTTTGCCTGTGGGATACCGCTTGTTATCCTCGTAATACGCCAAGAACCCTGCTCGGATTTCCGTATCATATGTTTTGAGAACTTCTGAGCGAAGGTTGCGACCATTCAGCAATCCTTGAATCTGAGCATTTGGACTATTCTCTAAGGCAGTCAGGCGGGGGTTCAAGCGATCTGTAAATATACGGCGGATTGCTGGATCGTTTAGAGCAATCATACCATCAGCTAACTGCGGTACTTCGTTTAGTAATGCAACTTTATCCGCAGCGTTAATACCAGTCTCGGCAAGAATCCGATCCCGCATTGTTTGTGGGCTAACTTTACTATCAATCGTAGCGGAGGTAAGGAACTCTTCCCTCAGCGCATTAGCGGTAGCTTTACTCTGAACAGGGTTAACCAACTCAGCACTCTGGATTCGCAAGGCAAACTCAAAGGCATCGGGGTTGTTGGCATACTTCGCAGGGTCAGGCGGCTGTCCGTTGACCATACCGTTCAGCATCCCAATTTTCGAGTCACGTAATTGCTCCTCGCGTTGCCACGTTTTCAAGGCGTTTGCATCGCGGATCTTGGTCATCCGAGCGGCTTGGATTTGAGCCTTTGATTTCTCGATAGCAGCTCGACTTTCGGCGTTTAGGAACCGTACTGGGATTTTATCCAGTAGGCGGGGATCATCTGCGACAAAGGCTTGCTCTGTTACTGCCTCAATAACCAGCTTATTTCGCTCGATATTGTTGAGGGAAGATGAACCCTTCCACTTGGAGTCCACAGCCATCAAGTCCGTGTTGCTCATCAACGCACCAACCACCTCTTGTTTAAAGGTCTGTGCTTGGACTTCTTGATGGTAATTGGCGGTCTCTTGTTGCCACCTATTCTCGTATTGGTTCAGCTCGGCTTCAATAGATTTCGTAAAGCCGTTAAGGTAAAAGTCATTACCCTCTTTTACACCCCCGAATAGCTCTGCCCGTTTCTGAGCAATAAAAGCATTACGTGCGGCACTATCGAGACGGAGGGCATCATTGCCCATGATCTCTTCAATAACACCTTGGGTAGCTTTCTTACCCTCATCCATACCAATTGCCTCCGCAATACGTGCGGCAATAATTGGAACAGTCTCAGGGAAGCGCTCACGGACTTGTGCTTGGGATACAGCACCACCTTGGTGATCCTGTAAGAATTGAGCTTTGTAAGCGTCAATCTTTAATGTTTGTTCCTGTAGTTTATCCTGTTGGTATTTCTTATTGAAATCTTCCAGAATAGGTTGGGCTGCACCTAAAGCCTCAGCTAATGCAAACCCCGAAGATCCTCGTGGATCATTTCGAGCCTGTACAGCGGAAATTCTAGGGGCAGAGACAGTCTGCAACCCCACGGGATTGCTTTGGTAATCTACCTGTACCCTAGCCATATATGCTCCTTAAGAGAAATAGCTACGTCCTGTAGCCTTAGTATAGTCGTAATTAGCCGTGCCAATTTTGAGAGCGGCACCAAGATAATCTGGTTGTTTGGGAGTCTGTAATGAGTTGATCTGGCTAGCCATAGCCGCATAATTATTGGCAGAGTTTGCATCAATAGCTGTGTTACGGCGCTCACGGTTAACCAACGCAACAGTATTATCTCGACCAGCTTTGGCACCAATGTCAGCTAGCAGGGCATCCACGGATAACCCAGCTACCCCCGCTTCCCCTGAGGAAACCTTGGCAGTAGCCATAGCTCGGCGCATTGCAGAGTCGTTGACTAATTTCTGTTCAGCGTAGTTCGCTGTTTCTGTTACTTTCTCTATGTTCGCGTAGGCTTGGTTCTGCCTCCACGCTTGCATAGAGCTTTCATACTGTTGCCTGTTGTAGGCATCTTGGGCTTGCTGTTGTTGCATCTGGGCAAACAAACCACCAACGGATGCTGCCATCTGCAAACCTGTTAGGGTCGCCTGGGACATCCCCAGGATTCCTGTAGCGGCACCTGCGGTGGAGGCGGCAGCGGCACCCGCAGCAGCGGTTCCAGCACCAGCCGTACCTAAAGCCGCTAATAGTGGTGGGCACATAAATTACCTCTTCATAAAAAATCTGTGGAACGGTTCACCGTTAATTCCGTATGGCTCGGGGTCACATATGTGAAACCCTAACCACTTGAGCCATCGGATATGACCTGTATTACCAGCCCATACGTAGTTCTCTAGGTACCCATAGGAGTCCGCTAGAGCCTCTACGTAGGGTCGGCACTGTTTGATAAAGGTCAACTTGACGCTTGTAAGGAGATCTGAGGCAAGCATCCATGGTGACCCATACTGACCAGGTATTCCCCCCACCCCGAACATGAGGATAATCTCATCCCCTAGCCACGCTGTGTAGCTATTGTCCGAGGCTGTATATGAGTACAGAAGTGATTGTTCTGGGGTTAACCCTAGGGCATGGGTAAGTTCAACCTTATCTTCTTCCCTGAGGGTGTTCGCTAGGAGGAGGCAATCCCCCCTCGTAGCGGGTAGTAGTATCGGGTTAGACCCCTTTACTTCGTTTAACATACATTCCTTCCCAGTCTGCACTTAGAAGTGACAGGGGTAAGGGAGCATCCGATTTCAACTCAATAGTCACATCTGTGTTACGAGCCAATACAGGGAATCTGAACTTACCTGTTTCCAGGTTTGCCGCTCCAATTGTGGAGGAAGCCAAGCCCAAGGTTTTCCCTGAGTAAACATAGGTATACGTCTGACG